ATAGATTGATATTTTTCAAGAAAGTCATATTCTTGATCTGATAAGTTTAACTCTTGTTTAATTTTTTCTTTTCTACTATCCATTTTTGTATTTTTTAAAAGTTAATAAATATGATAAAACAAAAGCGGGACTAGCCTAAATCTAATCCCGCTTCTAATATATAGATTATAATAATACTCCTATCATTGTTCTTTCATGTTATCTATCGATATCGCACCATTGCGTAAGATGATTGAGGCGAGACCAAAGGCAAAAGACATGCATCCTAATTCTATTATCGCTATACAAATAATAATTACAAGGAAGATGCATATTATGTAGCATGATAATTCTAGTACCCTCATTTGTTATCTTTAATGAAACTTACTTGAATTATATTGATCAAACATATTAGATTCATTATCCTTGAATGCGTTTATTGTTTCACGATCATTAGTATAAACAATACACATACCAGGTTCGAAACACAAAAAAGTGTTATGCTTAGGACGGAAAATGGCTATTACTTTTTGCCTCTTGTCATCAATACAGTCGTAATATATGTCTCCCAATTCATTTTCTCTTTTTAGTATTCGCATTTTTTTGTAGTAGTAATCCCCATTAATAGTAATAAATTTATCTTGTATTGATACGGTTATCCTCATATCTATAATTTTTGATAATTCAGAATTAACCATAAGTATTCCCGTATAGTTAAAATAATACTTATTTACAGGTGATGTATCTACAATTTGAAAGATGAAATAAATCACCGCAACAGCAATAGCAATTAGAATAAATGTTCCCATAATAATGTCTTTATCCTCCCTGTCCCCTTCGTTCGGTGGTTTCTAAATATAAAGAAGCGTGGGGACTATTGGATGTTACCGTATTTGAGGCTCTGGACTGCCCACCACTCGATAACAAACAACAGCCCCACGCCTTATGATTGTGTATAGTTTGCCCCTAGAGGTATAAATATAACAACATAGGCGTAGGAGGCATCTTTGTCTATTATCCGAGTGGTTGAAATTGTCCAGATTTCAAATACGAGATAATATCTTAACGCTTCTACGTCTTTATTCTAATACGTGGGGCAAAGATATAGATATTTAGAAACGCAAACAACCCTATGACATACTTTTTAATGTCTTGTCATAGGGTTGATCAATAAAATGAGATTTGCCTATCTTTTTACAGGAAGGTGTAAAGTTGTATATAATTACCT